CCAGAGTTATCTACTACCTGAAGTGGAGCAATTCCTATGCCGCTTGATTCGTCAGATATAAGCATTTCAGATAAAAAGTCGTTGGAGTCGGAGGACTGCTTGAGCGTTATCTCTATAGAACCAGACCTATTGTTTGTTTTAGACCTTGTTGGCTCGCCGTCTGCTCCAACGACCATTGTGTAAGAATCTTCTAGTCTAGTTACAGTTACAAAGGTTCCTTCCGTAAAACCCTGTAAAGCACGTGAACCAAAAATAACCCCTACCTCTCCTGCATTGTATTTTTTTAACTTACCCATATATTCCCCTTAAATTGAAATTGTTCCTACTACATTTACTTTATGAACTGCTCCTGCATAAATAGAAGTGAATGTTATCTCACCAAATTCTCTTGATGCCCTTTCGGCAGGTGGTATATCTTCAACCTTAGGAACCGTAACAACTGAGGTTCCTATTGATAATAATCCATCTAATTCCATTTCTGTTAAGGCCGCTTTAACTTGGTTGCCTAGAACATTACCACCTTGGTTAGTATAAGGAATCTTTGGCTCTTGTGCTAAAGCACCATAAACATTCTCTTGTATTCTTGCTTGGAGTTTATCAGTCCCTCTTATAATATCTATAAATTCTCCACCTGATAAAACACCTTCTGCCGCAATTGCGATTCCGGCCACGGTGGTATAAACATTACAATTCTTATTTTTAATATTTGTAACCTCTGTAGTGGTTAGTTTGTCGGGTTGTACTCCTGATAGATTTTTGAATTTCCAAGTAGCTCCACCTGGAAGCCTTGGTGACATATCACCTACCCATGCCGATGCTGATTTACCATCTAAGTTGGCAGTACCAGACCACATCATTGCTGTTCTTTCATAACTAAACCCCATTAAGATTGCAGCGAGTGAAGTTACGTCTGTACCGGATTCTAAATCTTTAGAATCTGCGTCATCACTTTCAAATAGAAAAATCTTAGTTAATGTTTCTATAGTTGATGCCGCCTCCAATATATCTGCGGAATCTCTACTGGTTATTAGCATAAAATACCATTCTGAATCATTTGCATCTGCTCTTAAAATTGCCTCTGCCATTGTTTCGCTAGATGCAGGGTTAGTATTTACAAAACTCATCTCTGTCGATACGGCAGTAGTAAATGGAACATTCACAGTTATATGACTTACAGTAAACACAGATGTATCTATTCCCGATTTTAAAACATTAAAATTTGGATTTAAGTCAGCAGCGCTCACCAATGAATCAACAATATTCTCTATCGTGTCTCCTATAACATTTATAACGTCTTCTACTATACTCATCTCAGCAGTTACGGCAATCGTATAAGAGACTCCTGCTGTTGCAGCAGTAACAGTTATAGTAGATGCGCTCGCCTTAACAACCGTGTAAATAGCAGGATAAGTTAGAGCAACCAATCCATCTACCACATCCTCGATAGTATCTTCAATTTGGTTTGGAGTTGTCTCGACCATTGTTAATTCTGGGATATTAGCGACCGTAAATGGAGTTCCTGCGGTTACCGCCGTTACTGTTAAGTTTAAAGCATCAACTCCTACTGCATTGTATAAAGGGTCAGCATCTATTAGAGCTACAACCCCATCTACAATCTCTTGGTCGGTAGCATCCGCATCTGACGTAAAATCAAAGTCAACTCCTTCTAAAGTAACTCTATATAAATAATTATTTGTAATAGTGTTTACCGTAAAGGTATTGACTTGAGCGATATTTGCTAAAGATGAATAACTGTAAGGAGTTGCATCTAATGTTAAATTATATGATGTATTAGGTGTTAAGGTATCCACTGTGACAGTGTTAACCAATGCCTGGCTAGCAACTGAATTATATAAGTAATCTGTTCCATCTAGCGATAACACATAATCGTTACCACCAATCAAAGTATCGACTGTTACGGTGTCGACTTGAGCTGAAATACTTTCTTTTCTAGCTATTTTAAATGTCTTAACTGAAGGGTTTTGAGACAACATCGCCTTAGCTGATAGGTATGCCTCATCCGTAGTAGAGAAGCCCTTGTCTAAAACTTCTTGGAGTGAATTAAAAGTATTTATCTCACCTATTGATTGGATTGTATTTTCACCCATAATTAAAGGTATTCCAAAACCTGCTCTAGTTGGAAAAATTGTATTCTTAGTTATGTTCACACTAACTATCGAATCTATTGTCTGTGCCATATAATCTCCTGTTATCTTTTAAGGTTTTACTTTAGTTGTTGGTAATATCCTACCATCAATATCTCCAGAATAAGTAGCTGAGTCAATAGTAGACCCATCTTCTATAGTCGTTGATTCATAAACTAAACTGAAGGCTATCTCCAAGACACTTCTTCTTTCAAACCCTGTGTTTAATTGTTCGCTTAAGTCAAGTATATCATTTCTGCTATGAACTGCCATTTCAATGTCGCTTATAGCTTGAGCAAGGTTAGCATTTCCGTTTATATCAAAGTATTTAGTATATATCGTATGGTTGATTGAACTTAATATTGAGTTTGATTCTGTCCCTATTGCTTGTAATGAAATAGTATAATAAACAATGTTTTGAACCTTGAAGTCACCTGGAGTTATATCACTCTCTCTTAATTCATCCTCGCCTCTAAAGTCGGGGCCATTCAATATACTTACAATTACATAAGGTTTGTCAGGTCTAGGTCTGTTTTCGTTAAGGTATTCAGCACCTAGAACAAACGTAACTGTAGGGTAGAATGGTTGGAGAGTTTGAATCCATAGTATTTCAATTGATTTATTTGAAGGCATATCCATCTAGCTACCCCCTTGAACATCTACTCTAACCGCTTCTGATTCATAATGACTTAGAAATGGTGCTTTGCCGTAGCGAGTTACTTTCATTATTTGATAATTAAATCCTTCATAATTAAATACATCAGCACCTATTTTTTCAACTTCCTTTGCTATAAACAACTCGTCATCTGTCCAAATAGATACTACATCAGATTTAGTTCTACCGTATTCTCTTAACTGACTTTCTGTACCTGAGTAAGGAAGAACTACAGCTATCATCTCAACATCTAAAGTTGTACCTAAAACAAATTCACCATCAACATAAGTCCCAGGAGTGTCTTGTCTAACTACTGTTATCGTTTCTGTTTGAAGATTTGTTATAGGTATTGCTGGCATTAATTACCTCTTATCAGTAGTCTTTTGAATTGGTTTAATGAGTGCCATTTACTCATCTCCTATTTTTTTAACATAACTAATTGAACTAATATAAATACCAGTATCTATCAAGGGAGTAGCACCACTACCTCTGCTTGATTTAGGTGCAATCCCTGCGCTGATAACTTTCTTAATATTAGCAACCATAAACAACCCTAGTCTATCAAGAGCATCTTCTAAGGACAAAGAACCATCTTGAACCTTTAATAATAGGTTATCTGTTAGCTTTGCTCTCTTTTTAAAGTTGATATCATATGCTTTTCTAATATGGGAACGCTCTGGGATATTCTCTGAAGGACTGCCAAACTCATTCTTTACTGCAATCTCTACATTAGTTATACCACCTTCTCTGGATGAGTTGGTAGCTTGAGATTCCATTGGTAGCCCGACTTTTACATGAGGAGATGATTCAAATTTCTCCATTGTCTTGAGCATCTTCTTCATACCAAAGTCTTTAATTTTAGTTCTTACTACCATATTGATATTATACACAAATGAAAAAACCCTTACAATGCGCTAACACTATAAGGGTTTAATAAGTCGTCCTACAATGGGATTTAATTATCTATATTATTTTTGAGCATGTCCATTCAAAGAATCAGCATAAACGTCGCAGTAACTTATCCTGGCACTACTGTTAGGCCAATATTGTTTTCTCTCAAGACATACCTGCAAGTCATATCCATTTATCTTATTCTTAATAACCGAGCAGGATGGTAGTGTTACGATGGCCAGGTAAAAGAATATTAGGACTATGAGATTTTTCAAATTAGCTCCTTTTGATTTTTAGATTCTTGAAGTGCCTCTTCTTTCTCAGTTAAGCTTCTAGCTAGCAATTTTTCTATTGTTTCGTATCCATCATTTCTTGCCTTACTAACTAAGAAAGCGGTTGCTGCTGCACCTGCCATTAGTAAAGTCTTTAGGGATACTATGTCGTTCTTCTCTACAGCTTCTTGAAGTTGAGAGTCTAATTTATTTGGGTTCTTATCTATCTTATGTTTCATGTTGACCATCCTAATGTAGGCCCTGCTACAATTGTTCTTCTTATTCGCATGAACTCTATGCCGTAACTCGTAGTAGCGTACTCACCATCTACACCATTAGGCAATCCATAACCATGGGATACAGAGCCAACAGATTCACTATTAAGTGAACCTGCTATCCCTTTCATTTCTGATATTTTTAAAATGTGAGCGACAATATTACATCGCCCTTGGTCGGTAAAAGACTTCCAAATACCTTTAGGACATTGTGCTTGAGATATTGGAAATAATGCATCTATTTGCCCTTGTTCTAATGGTGCATATTCTGGAGCGATAACCGCAAACAATTTGTCGTTCCAGACCTCTGCCATATTAGATTCCTAATTCTTTCTTTTCGTCTTCTGTTAACTCTAATTTCTTTAACTGTTTTACTACTGAATTTTGAACACCAATACGTCCTTCTGTAGCTAACCATTCCTCTAATAAATCCTTATTAAGTGTCTTAGCAACAATGCTAATGGCATCTTTAGAATTTAGTCTTGCAAGGTCAGGAGTTGCAGAAGGCTCTGGTGTAGAATCTTTTTTACCAGAATCAATTGTATTTAAAACACCATCGCTAAACATTTTAATTACCTGAGGATGCTCTGAAAATCTTTTCTCTAAGCTACGCTCTACCTTATTAACTCCACCTAATAGCTTTACGTTTTTAGACATAATGCCATTACCACTAGAGAAATAAATAACTGAAACATTCGTGTTTTTATATTCAACTAACATAACTATCCTTTGTTAAAAGGCTTCTGCTTGAAGCCTTACATGATTTCTTATTAGATTCCACCACCAATCGCAATACTGAGTGGGTAATAAATAATTATCCCTGCAATACGCTCATGACATGGAACTACAAACTCTAGGTTTTTTTCTTGAACTGGAAATTGCTCAAAGTCTACTGGAATCTCAAGAGTTAGTTTATCAGGGCTTCTCGTATAAACAACAACCTGATTAAGACCAGACGGGTGAGCGGCAGCACTTAATTGATGTAACCACTCGATGTTTTTAATATGAGGAGTGTTATCTAAGAACCATTTCCCGATTGATGTATCGGTAGTATCACTTCTAGGAGTATTGAAAATATATTGATATTGCTCTAAAGGAAGCAGCATAGTATCAGGGCTTTCAATACCTTGAGATAAATTACTTGGAGTATCGGCCATAAGATTTAAATCTCTAAGGACTTGAGCAGGTGTCTTTTGGTCCCAATCAATTACCGCACCAGTTCCATCATTTGGAAGTGTTACACTAGTGATGTTTGGATTATTTAACATTCCACCTAAACCACTCTCTACATCACCGAACCATGCAATCTCATTCTCTCTAGATAAGATTGCTCGTCTTGCTGCATTTGCTTTTCTTTGCTCTAGTGGAGTACCTGCCATTTGAGCTGCTCTAATTTCTTGAACAGTCCAACCATAAGCATCACCTAGTGACCTTACCATTGCGATAAATTCTTTTCCGAATACATCTACTCTTGGTAAGTCTTGGGCATAGTTAGCAATAATTTTAGCGATACCTGTTTGCGAGAATTGCCTGTAAGTAATACTTGCAGCTCCTGCTCCTGCTTCAAAAGACATAGGTATTAACGACCTTGCCTTTAACTCAGGGTATTTGGTGTCGTACGTTTTCGATTTAATGTGCTCAAGCTGTCTAAGGAAAAATACAGTCTCATCCCCATCAGTTTTTGATTGCCTGTCTAGCGTATCGAATCTCTTAGTCATAATATTCTCCTATAGTATGCTTAAGTCTAGTAGAGCAAGTTCACCTGCTAAACCGGAGTTTAAAAATCTAGCGTTAGGTAGTGCTACTGCCGTTGCTGTATCAGCATCAGTTCTAACTCCACCGTTATTATTTGTTTCTGTGCCATCAGCGAATCTTACAAACACATCATCCGATTGGTCAAAATCATCTTCGCATAGAACCCAAATTCTACCCTTCTTAATAACCGAAACTGATTCACCAATAGCATAAGTACCAACTGGGTCAGCACTATTAGGCATTGGGTTTTCAACTTCTTGTGTTCTTACTGAAAATCCACCTGCTAGTTTTTCATTTGTTACATCGGTTGTTAGAAGAGGTAGTAAAACTTGCCTCTCTTTGTCTGTTCCTAGATTTACATACTTACCAAAAGGAACAGCAATTTCTGCTGAGAAAGATGTAATATCCGTATTTCCTAAATCATAAAGCAGGCCTTCCAATGCTTTCTTTGGTTCTGCTACAGTTGTTTGTGACATATAATTCTCCTATACTTGTTTACTGTGTTTTCCTACTGGCAATTTCCACGCTTCTGAATCTGTCCTCATAGATGATTCTCTAATTTCATCCGATGTTGCATCTTCTCTGTCATTGTCATCCATATCATATTTCTGAAACTTATCACTTGCCTTTTTATAAGCATTGTCTGATACATCTAGCGTATCAACCAAGGCATCATATCTTGCATTGATATAAACATCCGACTTACCATCTAGCTTAACTTCTTTTTTAGTAGAGGCAATGATTACTGCTTTTTTAATTTCAATATCTTCCATGCCATCTAATTTTTCTACAGCACTAGCGGATAGGATTTTATTAGCATTGTCTTCTAGGCCTTTTCGCTCTCTAACTAATAGAGCAACATCTCTTGCATCTAACCGTTGACTTGATAACTTATCTTCTAAAGCATCAATCTTTGCCTGCATAGCATCCATCTTATCTTCTTTTTTTTCCTCATCCTCATCTTCCTTCTCTTCTTCTTCCTTATCCTTCTTCTCTTTTTCTTCCTTATCCTTCTTCTCTTTTTCTTCCTCTAGGTCTTTCTTTAGTTTGTCCTCATCTTCCTTTTTCTTTTCTTCCTCTTCCTCTGCATCTTTTTTAGACTTCATTGCAGATTCCATGTCTTTTTTCATTTGTTCTGGAACTTCAAATTCCTCATCACCTATTTTTACTTTTGGCATATTGCCTCCCTTATTTTCTTGGTTGTTATTATCTAATCTTATATAGTCGCACGAGTCAAACCTTAACCTAACATCAGCACCTGCTCTACCTTTATCAACTAATGCTAAATGATTATTTACAATGTTTCTCTGAATAACGTCATACATCATACCATCATAAAAACCAGACACCTTATCTATATCGGCTTCATATCCTAAGCTCATTTCTATCTTACCATCATTTATATCTTGAATTGTCTTCTCATCAAAAATAGTCACATGAGTTGCTTGCATCTTGCCGTCTTGCTTTGGAGAATCTCCTGCATACCCAACAATATAATCTTTAGTGTTTTTAGGATTAAGCATTTCTTTTGGATGGTCATTTACTACTGGTATACCTATTAGTGAACTCATTGTCTTTGGTGAAAATACTTCTTCATGAGGTCTTAGCTCTTTTACCGTGCCTCCATCAGGCCCAATATAATCTTGGATGCCAACCCTTCCGGTAGTGACTGGGATTCTCAAAAACCCTTGAGCTGTAGTCTCAACCCTATCTAATGGCATATTGTCTATAAATTTCAATCTCTGCATAGTCATAATATATATCCTAACAGTTTTGGTTCCTTGGTCAATCCCCTAACAATTCTGGGAAGTAAGGCTCTGACCAACATCTGCAATTAAAATCTTCACCAGGGTTAAGCTTTCTCTTTGGTTTACGCTTACCTTTAGTTGATTTTGGTTTGTCCCATTCGAATATTTGCCCCTCTAGCATATGGTCTGGTCTTACTCTATCATCTCTGGAAGTTCTCCATATAAACTTATTTAGTCCGGCATTTTTCATACGGGTTCTAGTTATATCTGCATTTAGTTGTTCAATTTGGTTTCTAGCTATAAATCTAATTCGGTTCTCTGCTTTTTTAAATCTACCCTTAAACCCTTCAAAATCTTTATCCTTTGCCATTATCCTACTAGCTATTTCTTCTGGTCTGATTCCCTTTCTAATACCATCGGTAACACTTCTTTCTATTTCGGTCATCAATTCATCGGAAACATTTTCTATTTGGGAAGCATTTTCCATACCAAATAAATCAATTATATCATCTAGTCCACTATCGTCAGAAGTATCAATTCCCAGTACAGAGCTAGTAGCCCTATTAAAGTTATCCCTACTGCTGTTAACGACACTATTAGCAGCACTCTTAATACCTTCAAATATTTTTCCACCATCAAACTCCCTTGTTATCCCTTCTCTGGTAGAGGTAAAAATCTCCTCTAGCTTTGTTCTTAACGAATCATATCTTATGCTATCGTTTTTATTTTCAGGCACGACTTCTTGTAATCTATTTATTAGTCTTGCCTCTACTATCTCTTGAATGTTATTAAAATGCTCCTGTATCCCTCGCATATATTCACGCTCAAAGGATTTAGGTAACTCCCTCATCTTTGATTTCTTTAACTTGCCACCCTTGGATTTAGTTATCGCTGCCTTAACTAATCTAGGGTTCTCAATTAATTTAATGTTTATTTCTTTTTGATATTCGAGTGCTTTTTTTTCAGTAGCGAATGATTTTATTTTATCACTACCTACCATTACCATAAACCTACCATTCCTGGTCTTCACAACATGGTCAGTTCTAAGTTGTCTAAGTTTATTTATATTGTCGGACACACTCATTGGATACTAATTCCCTTTATAAGTGTTTACATTTTTCTGTCCACCAGGAACATTATAACTTCCCAATGCGTGTCTATATTCTTCTGCTTGTTCTTGAGTTATAGCATTTGTTGTAGCACTTGCTCCCAACCTATGGATGTGCTGTCCACC